GAGGAAGAAGAAGGCAAAATAACGGTAACCGTATCCTTCTCTACGCCATATGCCATTAGAATGCACGAGGCATATTACAAACTTGGTCCGACTTCTTCTAAAGCGCCTGGGTATGACGGAGAACCTGTCGGCAGAAAGTATCTTGAAAGACCGCTAATGAAATACGCAGAGAAATATAAAGATATCCTTAAAACTTTTATCGGGGGATCGTTAAAGTGAGTGTCTTTATTAAAGAGGTTGGGCAATATTTGCAGACTCAAGGATACGGAACTCTGGGAACAGATATCTTTTTGAGTTTTGAACCTGACAGTCCTGACGAACTCATAGCCGTGTTAGATAGGGGAGGATATGTAACTGATGATTTTGTCAAAGTTACTGGCGATTCTACTAATAAATATGATGTAATTGGTGTTCAGTTGATTTTGCGTGGGACTAATTATGAAAATCTTATTGATAAGGCATATCAGCTTTACGATTTGTTTAATAGAAAATCCCTTTATAATCTTGGAGCTTTCTACATAAAAGAAAGCCACGCAGAATCTTTGCCGATACCGATAGGAAGAGACGAGAAAGACAGAGATGAGATTAGTATTAATCTTTTATTTTCAACATTTCGATAGGAGGGTGATTTAAGGATGGCAGTGTATGTAGGATATGGTGGAGCCGTAAAAGTTGGAACCACAACTGTTGCTGAGATTGGAGAGTGGAGTTTGGATGTTACATTGAATACAGAGGGGGCCGAGTCTTTTGGTGATCAGTGGAAAGAGTTCATTGGAACACTTAAAGAGTGGTCTGGTTCCTGCAGTGGAAGGTGGGATATGACCGACACTCAAGGGCAGAAGGCTATGCAGGATGCATTGCTTGGTGGAACAACAGTAACACTAAAGCTTTATGTCGATGGAACTAAAAACTATAGTGGGACGGCATTAATAACAAAAATCTCTCCAAAAGCATCTGTAGAGGGTGTGGTAGAAGTAAGTTTTGATTTCCAGGGTACTGGCGCATTGACTTATAGTGCCACTTAAGGTGGTGATTTAATATGGCCGTTTATGCAGGATATGGAGCAAATGTATATTTAGCAAGTGGAACTCCCGTCTCTTTTACTGACGAGGCAATGACAAATGCTGGTGATAATAAAACATATACCATCACAAACTCGGCAAAGAGGTTTTGGAGTAGAGCTTATGCTGTTACGGTAAAGAAAAACGGAAGCGTAATTTCGTCTGGCTTTACGATTCAATATCCAGGAGGAAAGGTTGTGTTTTCTACTGCTAATGCCCCGACAGATACAATAACCGTTTCGGGATATTATATACCGGTGTCGCAGATTGGAGATGGTAAGGAATGGACACTTGACATTGACAGTGACACAGAAGATGCTACTACTTTTGGTTCACAGTGGAAGTCTTTTGTGGTAACTAGGATGGGGTCTTCTGGTAGTATAACGCACTTTTGGAATGACGGATCTTTTCTATCGCAAATGGGTAGTTTAATGGGGTTTGAATTACAGACTGATAGTTCTAAAAAATATCAATTCTACGGATATTTTACAAAAGATGCTGTCAAAGCTGCGGCTGACGGATTGGTAGAAGAACCGCTAGATTTTATTGTGGATGGTAACGTCTATTATGGATAAAAAAACAAATTTAAAAGTTGTGCAAGGAGGAAAGATGAGTCTCAGAGAAAAGATTTTAAACATTGAGGATATTCAGGAACAAATAGTTGATGTCCCCAAATGGGGGGTAAAGATATTAGTAAGAGAACTGAATGGTAGACAGAGAGACAAGATTATGCAAAACGCAGTAGATGCTAAAGGAAACATTAATTTTGAGAAGATGCATTCTGAAGCAATTATAGCTGCGTGTTATGATCCAGAAACTAAGGAAAAGCTGTTTGAGGAATCGGACAGAGATCAGCTTATGGAGAAATCTTCTATAGCGTTAGACACTCTTTATAATGTTATTGCAGAAATGTCTGGATTGTCTAAGAAGTCAGAAGAGACGATAGAAAAAAACTAAGAAATAATCCCGAGCGATTCTTTTATTTTATGCTCGCCGAAAAACTCGGAATGACCGTAGCTGAATTGCTCGGGAAAATCTCTTCATATGAATTGAGCGAATGGATGAAATATCTGGAAATAAAGGCAAAAGAAGAAGAGAGGGCCAGCAAGAGGCGTTCAGGGCCAAAACCAAGTTTTAGAGGAGGTGGTATGTATTAAATGGAAGTAGGGTCAATTGTAACAAGACTTGTTTTAGAAGCAAAGGAATTCGTTAGCGGAATACAAGAAGCTCGTGATAAGTTAACAGGTATGTCTGAAGAGGCACAGAAAACTACCACCTCCTTTAAAGATGTTGCAGGACATATGGAATCCTTTGGAAAACAAGCTAAGGATCTTGGTGATAAGCTTTCTGTCGGAGTGTCACTCCCTCTTGCTGGCATAGCTACTGCTGCCATAACAATGGCAAATAAATTTAATGAGGCTATGGCGAATGTAGCGACACTTATACCTGGAAACGAAGAAAGAATAAAACAATTAAAAGAGACTGTCCAATCCTTGGCGACTGAAACCGGCAAGTCAACAGAGGATTTGGCTAATTCTTTATATCAAGTTATCTCCGCCTTCGGGGATACTGCGCATACCGAAGAATTACTTACTGTCGCATCAAAAGCATCCGTGGCTGGGTTATCATCCACAAAAGAAGCGGTAGATCTCTTAACTACCACTATTAAAGGATATGGTCTCGAATTGACAGACGCACAAAAAGTATCTGACCTTGCGTTTGAAACCGTCAAGTTAGGCGTAACTACATTCGGTGAACTTGCTGGTTCGATGGGAAAGGTCATACCAATGGCTGCATCTTTAAAAGTAAAACAGGAAGAACTCTGGGGAGCTATGGCAACCCTTACTGGAGTTATTGGTGATACTAGTGAAGTAGCTACTGCATTACGTGCTACCTACCAAGCATTTTTGGATCCTAGTGCTGAAATGGTGTCTGCACTTAAAAACATAGCCGAACCATTGATACAACAGGGTAAACTTACTGGTGACCTAGTAAATCAATATAATGCTGCTCAAAAGGAATTATCTTCATATACAGTTAAACTAGAAGAGGCTCAAAGGGCTCACGATACTGCTAAAATTAGTGAGTATAAGGAAGCGATAAAGAATACCGAAAAGGAAATAGAAAATATAGTATCTGGTTTTGGTCCAGCGATTGTGCAAACTTTAGGTTTTCAGGGTGCTCTCAAAGCTGTAGCGGATCAGGCGGGTGGAAATACAGCATCATTGTCAAATATGTTTGGACAAGTAGAAGCGTTAAACGCCGTTTTAGCCCTTACTGGTCCACAGGCTGATGCTTTTACGGAAAAGACAAAACAAATGTATAATGTGAGCGGTGCGACTACTGAAGCGTTTAGAGAACAAGCTGAGGGAGTAAATAAAACTGGTTATGAATGGGGGAAATTTAGGGAACAAATAGAAGTATTAATGCAAAAAGTTGGTGAATCTTTACTTCCGTCATTTTCCCGTATTCTCCAAGCTGTTGCTCCACTGATAGAAAAAGTCGCTGCGTTAGTAGATAAATTCTCCAAGCTCCCCGCTCCTATACAGAACATAGCAATTGCTTTTGGAGGATTTGTAACTGCAAGTGGACCTGTACTCTCAAGTGTCGGCAGAATGTCTGAGCTAGTTGCCGATTTAATTAAAGTGAGTGGTTCTTTACCTGGCACAATAAAGGATATTGTGCCCACGTTCGGAGCAATGAAAACAGCCATCTCGGCATTAGTCCCAGTATTATCAACACCACCAGTAGGGATTATTGTTCTGATTGGTGCACTTGTAGCGGCGTTGGTAGAATTATATAAACATAATGAAAAATTTAGAAACTTTGTAGATGGAATTGTCAATAGTATAAAAAAGTGGCTCGATTCAATAAATGTGGTTAAGAAGGCGTGGGATGCTGTTAGTTCTATATGGAATAAAATATTTAAGTCGGACACTAACAACACTGAGAGCATAAAAACTCCTGTCCCCTCACCAACAGATCACGGTCCAAACCTAAAAAGATACTTTAACGAGTTTTATGCCACATCCAACAAGGAGATTCCAGATATTGCTGGTAGCGCCCAAGAGATAGCTAAAAACTTTCAGGCATCATATCTAAAAGCGAGCGAAACTACTCAAGAGTCTATTCTTAAAGGTAACAAAGCTCCTGATTTAATTGATAATATCAAAAAAACAAAAGAATCAGCGCAAAATTTAAGTAAAGCTACTTTTGGAAAGGAAGATTTTGGAAAACTAATATCTGGTACTAACGATCCTGTCGCTTACCTTACTGCTTGCTTTGGCGACTTATATGTAGAAGCTGATAGGTTATATCCCAAAATTGTAAATGTAACACAGGGTTTTGGAAACCTTCGCAATGCAGTTCGTGATTCCGAAGATCCCGTTAAACAGAACGTTACCGGTTTTGGTAATCTGTATGCAGAAGCTAATAAGTTATATCCAGTAATTACCAATGTAACAGGTGGTTTTGGCGATCTCCGTAACACAATTCGTAGTTCCGAAGATCCAATTAAACAAACTGTCATTGGTTTTGGCAATCTGTATGTAGAAGCGGACAAGTTATATCCCGCAATTACCAATGTAACACAAGGTTTTGGAGATCTCCGCAATGTGATTCGTAATTCTGAAGATCCCGTTAAGCAAACTACCGTTGGTTTTGGCAATCTGTATGTAGAAGCGGACAAGTTGTATCCCAAAATTGCAAATATAGCGCAAGGTTTTGGTGACCTCCGTAATGCTGTTCGTAATTCAGAAGATCCAGTCAAGCAAGTTACAATTGGCTTTGGTGATCTATATGTAGAAGCTGACAAACTTTATCCCGAAATAATTAATATAACGCAGGGCTTCGGAGACTTCAGAAATGCAATTCGTAATTCAGAAGATCCAATTAGACAGATTAAAATAGGTTTTGGAGATTTGTATGTAGCAGCTAACAAACTTTATCCCGCAATAATTAATATAACGCAAGGTTTCGGGGATTTTCGCAATGCAATACGTAATTCTGAAGATCCCGTTAAACAAACTACCATTGGTTTTGGCGATTTGTATGTAGAAGCCGATAGACTTCATCCCGAAATAGCAAAAATAACGCAAGGTTTTGGAGATTTCCGTAACGCAGTTCGTGATTCAGAAGATGCCATAAAGCAATTAACTATTGGTATGGGAGACCTGTATGTAGAGGCGAATAAGTTATATCCTGAGATTACAAATGTAACGAAAGGCTTCGGAGACTTTCGTAATGCGGTTAGAAATTCTGAGGATCCAATAAAACGTATTGTCATTGGCTTTGGCGATTTATATGTAGAAGCTGAGAAGTTATATCCAGTTGTAGCAGATATAACACAGGGTTTTGGAGATTTTCGAAAATCAATACGTGATGTCGATGACCCGATTATGCAAATTGTAGCTGGTTTCGGAGATTTATATGTGGAAGCTGAGAAGCTTTATCCCCAAATAGCAAGCATAACACAAGGTTTCGGTGATTTTCGTAATGTAATTCGTAATAGCGAAGATCCTGTTAAGCAAATTACAGTTGGTATAGGGGATTTATATATAGAAGCTAGTATTCTTTATCCCGAAATAATAAATGTGGTACAAGGTTTCGGAGATTTCAGAAAGGCGATACGTGATAGTGAAGATCCTGTTAAGAATGTTACTATTGGTTTTGGTGATCTATATGCAGAAGCTAATAAGCTTTATCCAGAAATAATTAACGTAACGCAAGGTTTCGGGGATTTCAGAAAATCAATTCGTGATTCTGAAGATCCAGTAAAAATGGTTGTAGTAGGTTTCGGAGATCTGTATACAGAAGCTAATAAGCTTTATCCCGAAATAGCAAAAATAACGCAGGGCTTTGGAGATTTCCGTAACACAGTTCGTGATTCAGAAGACCCGATTAAACAAATTGTCGTTGGTTTTGGTGATTTATATGTAGAGGTTGATAAACTTTATCCCGCAATAGTTAATGTAACGAAAGGTTTCGGAGATTTCCGCAATTCAATTCGTGATTCTGAAGATCCAGTAAAACAGATTACAGTTGGCTTTGGGGATTTATACTTGGCAGCAGAGAAGTTATACCCTGCAATTGTGAACATTACGCAAGGTTTCGGGGATTTTAGGGATGCAATACGTAATAGTGAAGATCCAGTAAAAACCGTTTCTGTTGGTATGGGAGATTTATATAAACAGGCAGAGCTCCTTTACCCTTCTATCACAAATGTAACTCAGGGCGCAGGTGATTTCTTATTTGCAATACGTCAAATAGAGGACCAACCTAAACTTGATACTTTGGGCGTTGGAGATTTTTATCGTCTAATAAACCAAATGTATCCAGCGCTAGACAGGGTTACTTATGGGCAGGGAGACTTTTTAAAAGCTATATATGACACTGAAGATCCGTTAGAAAGACTTGTCTATGGGATGGGAGATTTTAAAGTAGCCGTCGATGGTGCAAATCAAGCTTTCCCGGGACTTGTATATTTGCTTAAAATAA